AATCTTTTGTACAACATTCTCGAACAATAACTTCGCCCGAACCAAATGCTCCTCGGTTGGGTTATTATCTAAACCCTTCCTTTCCGCAGTTTGGCTTTTGGTGAACTCCGCAAGGGAAAAGTTCTTTGATAGTTTCATACTACCTCCACAAATTGTTTCATATCAGGTTCCCAATAGTTTGGACCCTTTAGTATTTTACCGTCGTCGCGATATATCGGATTGCCTTCTGCATCTAGCTTGCTCATATTAGAATCATGAACGTGATCAAAACAAGCATCAAGATCAATACCAAATGAGTGGCCAGCACCATATACCACATACAATAAATCAGTTAATGCGTCAGCAATTTCTACCATATCTTGCTGATCAATTGCTTCAAGCAATTCTTCTAGCTCTTCACGAATTAACTCGTGACGCAATCCAGCAACATCATCGCCAGCGAACTCAGGATTTGCTTTAACCTCTTGACCAAAGGTGTCCATAAATTCTTTAACTTTCATAAAATTAGTCATACTCACTTCCTCATATATTTGTATTTAGATTTTCTTGCCGATATTGTATTTAGCTTCAAGGCTCCACTCACTCTTCTCTTTGAATGGCAGTACCTTAATTTGGTTCAGCGGTGCAACTGGATCTTTACTTTTGAGAGGGTCAACAGGAGTTACCAACCCCCATTCAGCCAATAAGTTAACAATGGTATTTCTTCGAGAAATGTCATCGTCACCAAAATTACTTGGCTTCCCATCTAGAGCGAATAGTTCTTTAAAGTGAACTATGTAATACCGACCTTGTTTATGCAGGATATGGCACGACTGGTAGATGGTTTTGTTTTTATGTGAAGCTACACCGATTCGCGTGAGGGTCTCACGGATTTTTAAAAAGTCGTCATCATGTTTCAGATGAACCTCTATCATGCTGTTTAGCATCTCGACCGCCTTTGTCTATTCTTTTTCTTATATCAATTATTTGTTTATCAGAAAGAATAGAAACTGCCTGCCGAGCCTTTATGTCATTGTACCCATAATACTCTTTGATAACCGCAACATCACTATCTTTCTGCTTCTTCACCCACTTCGCGAATCTCTTTTTGGGTCTAACACTATTTATAAAAAAAGAATATTGTGGCTTCTTATCGAGATAATGACGGATGTTCATTTCGTTGGCAAGGCCAACAGTATCATTGTGGTATGACAACGTTCGGTTAGTCAAGAATGGATCGTATCCTCTCTCAGCTAGACGATCATTATCAGTTCCGACCATTAGATTTTTCTTGGTCGAGTTTATAGAGGTTACATAATCAAATGGATTCATTACCAAATTCCTAACATTTTTGAGTTTCCCGCAATAATAAAGAAGCAGGTGACGATATGCACCACCCACCAAAAGGTTCTAATCGCAGCTACCGCATTGGCTTGTCGATCAGTCTCGCCGACCTTTTCACCGAGGGACTTAGCCCATATGCGCCACCACTTCTTCATTATACTACATATCCTCTACAAAGTCAAGCCGACCCAGATACTGCATGCGCATAACATCCATAACAACATCATGCTTCGGGTCGTGACCAATGAACTTATCTTTCAATTCATCAGGGATGAATGTGTTCTTAATTCCTGAACCGAATAACATACCATCAATAAATGACCGCGTATCTCTAATCGCCCACCATTGTTTGAATGGATCATTATCACCAGTCGCATCAAGAATCGTTCTTAGGAATATTGGATCAAACGTATTTCCCCGTGTCCATACAGCTCGAGCTGCTGAGATGGAGAACTCAGTTGTCAGCCAATCATATAACTCAGAAATAGACCTATCTTCTTTAGATGGCTTTAATTGAATTTGAGCTGCTTCATCTTGCTTCTTCCACCAATCAAGCGTACTCTTTTGGATAGTACGACCGTACTCTTGAACCTGCTCTTTGACATCAAACTTAATTGTCTTGGTTCGCGCAATAAGGTCTTCATACACATACCCATCACCCTGCGTAAATCTAGCACTATCAAACTCTAAGCAAGCCAAGCTAACTACAGCGCCAGTAAACATATTCTGACTCAGAGTTTCAAAGTCATAAATTATACTCTTCATTTCCAACTGTCCCTCTCGTAACCACCAATATCAAATACAAACTTACAATCATTATAAACAATGTCAGCAAGTTCCTGAGTAAACCATTTGTTTGTTACCTGATGGCCGTTCTCGTCATACTCGTCATGAATATTCTCACCCATCTGAGTGTTAACCAAAAGCGTAGCATCAGCAACTTCTTTAATTTTATCAAGACCCATAGTCTCAACAACTTCAGGAATACTCATCCAATCTTCAACAGCATTTTCCATACGGATCGGATAGTCGCCGCGCTTATTTAGCCATGTCTCGTCCCACTCTTCCCAGAAATTCCAGTCCCAATCACCTAAACCGCCATCGCATTTGTTACGAACATAATCACCAAAGTCAGTATTCGGATCACCGCGCAAAATATCTAAGAACCCAGAGATCAATCGGGTGTATGGATTCCTGACCATATACACAACCTTGTAATCCTCATACCCAGGAATACTTACTTGCTTGTGGTGATTAGCAGCGCCGCCTTCAGTTCTATCATGGCGCAGGCGACCACCCTTATTTACCCATGTCCATGAACCTTCTTCGCTAATCTCATTGAAGAACCCCAGACTCGACCTTGAGCCACAGCCTGAAGTGCCCCAGTAGATTAGCTTCGCTTGCTTATTAAGTAATGCCATAATTTTAAATCCATTCGCAGTCTATCATTATTTCAGTCATCATTGCCATCATATTTATCTCTGGGTCTGCAGCGAATGCAGCCTTATACTGATAGTCGGCAAGAGTAACAACAAGCTGAGGAACGCTGTTTGGCTTAACATAATCACCAGCACTATCATATATCTTGCGGAAGATAGCGGTAGTATCACCATCGCAGTTTTGAGCAACCCACTTACGAACCTTGGTAAACTCTTTCGCCTTCATCGAACTCATGAGTTCTTTCATTCCCAGCTCAGAGAAATTGACCAGAATACCAGCGTCAATCTTACCTGTCGCAGCATACCGCTGAAGCTCGTTCAATACTCTACGATTGTCGGGGAAGTGTTTCTTAACAACTTCAACAACTGTAGGTTTATCAAACTCAACACCCTCGCCGGTCAAAATATTACAGACTCGTTTGAAGAACTCACCGGCCAATTTGGGCTTATCTTCAGGCGCCATCTTGAACTCAACAACTGAACACCGTGACCGTAACGGCTCAATGATCTTGTTAGCAAAGTTACATGTCATAATGAAGCCACAGTTAGCACTGTATTCTTCCATAAAATTACGAAGGGCAGGCTGTACAGTTTCTGCGTTCAAGTAATCAGCTTCATCGAGGATAACATACTTCCGGCCACCAGACAAAGACATTGAGGATGCGAACCCTTTAATCTTTGTTCGTAGAGTGTCAATCAATCGACCCTCGTCAGAACCATTGATCACGATATAGTCACAACCCAGTTCCTCAAGCATGGCTTTGGCGATAGTTGTTTTACCAACGCCAGCTGTTCCTGTAAGAAGTAAGTTCGGCACATTCTTTTGATCAACAAACTGTTGGAATGTTTGCTTCAGTGATACTGGTAAGATAGTATCAGAAACAGTTTTGGGTCTGTACTTTTCAACGTACAAGAACTCTTCTAACATATATTAGTTTCCTTGCGATTATCAATAAGTTCGAGGCGAGAGTCATAATTAATAGGATATCCGCATGCCCTCAAATAGTTTAAGAATTCATCTAGCATATCGTCTAGCATAACATCACGATCCATAATTACATGCCGGATTTCTTTGTTCACGGAAGAACCATATTCGCAACCATATGGGTAAGAAATAAACTCATAGCTTGGCTTCATGGTGATCTCCCATCTCAAATTCAGGCAGTGGTCGCCAGTTAGTCATAGTCGACACTCGGAAAGAACGCCAAGCCCGAACGTCACAACCCCAAACAGCAATGTTAGAAGAAGCGGCATCAATATCCTTAACGAGCATCTTGTTGCCAGTTTCCTGCTCAATAATATCAGAGTTCAGAGTGCATGGCATAACTCGCGTGCCGCCATCGTTAATTTTCTCAAAGGTCACTTCAATTATACCTTCTTTCAAACCATTTATCAAGTCATTCATCATTTAATTAATACTCCATATACATCACTAAATTCAACCCAAACCTTATATCCATTATCTTCAAGAATAGATATTATCGGCTTCTCATCACAATGGGCATGCTCGATCTTAACCAGAGTCGGCTTCACTTTCCAATCATACCCTTCCATCACATTAACCTCATGACCTTCAACATCAATCTTCATAAAATCTATCCGGTCAATGGACGAAGACTCCACAAAATCAGTCAGAGTCATACACGGAACGCGAACTATATCTCCACGAATCTTATCATTACTAGGATCGTTCAATAACAAACTTCCTTTGTGATTATCAGAAACAACATGAGATATTCCCTTCTGCCATTCATATTCATTACCAGCAGAATCTAATTCTGGTTTCGGGGTCAATAAATCTATATGTCCATTGTAATCAGATATCGCGAGATTATGAACCTCTGTGTCATTATTTTTACATTGTATTCTCATCGCAGCTGCATGGATGGGGTTGGCTTCAATCATATACCCCATCCATCCAGCTTCAGAGAAGTCAAGGCACGTATCAAAATCACACGTGCCTATCTCAATGTAAACTTTACGCCCCATATTTAGAGCCAGCTTCTGTGGCTACCCAATATTCAATACGCTCTCCGCGGAAGTGCGAAATGCCCTTAGATGATACCTGTACAGCGTACTCGTCAGGAATGAACTTGAAGTTCTCAGTCTTAAAGATAAACGAGAATGTCTCCTCAGTCTCACCAACATCAACAGAAAACTCATTAGAGGATGGGTTCTTACTGTCAGTTGCCACTAGGGAAACGACACCACCATCACCACGAACAGAGATTTCAGGTAAACCCAATTGGTTCGCTGCGTTAACAACGCTCTTCAAAGTCTCACGACTCATAGCGAATGACACTTCAGCAGACGGTAGCTGTAGATCCTTTTCGGGAGGAGCTGTTACCATAGACGGGTCAGTGTAAGTATAGCTACACTTGGATGAACCCTGGGAAATCTCAAGACTTGATGTACCAAATTCAATATCACCGTTCTCGAATAGACTATTCAGGCCAAGGAATTGGTTCAGTTCATAGATCGCAAAGGGAACTGGGAACTGCTCAGTCACAACACAAGAAGCAAGGATATTCTTCTGGGGCGAAACGGTTCGCAGTAAGTTGCCTTGATTGAACACAAGGGATGGGTTAATTGTAGAGAAGTTCTTCAAAACTTCAACAGTGCTTTCACTTAATTTCATTTTACTATTCCTCAGTTAAAATATTATCAGTTGTGTTTAAATGCAAACGGTCGTGTTCATATAATTTTAAGAATCCATAATGAATAGTCTTCATTATATCTTTTCTCCAGTCATCAGGGGATTCGCCTTTCTTACTATAACGGCCATTGTACTTATCTATATTACCCGCAAAGAATCCCATACCATGACCACGGTCTACAATAATCTCAGCGGACTGTAGTCCACCTTGACCATAGTGGCCGCTATAAGTCTTATCAATGTAGGCGCTAAACTCAGTAATCAATTCGTCTTCACGGAATTTATACTCTATACACTTGTCAATCTCATAGACGAAACCGTGTTCTTTGTCTCGTTCATCTGTATAATGGCTCATTTCCTTTTCTTCCCTATTGCGTCAATATCAGCTGTAGCAGAAGCGCCCAGCGTAGCTATATCCGAAAGTGATCCACCAAACGTATACGAGCCAGTATGCTGTAACTTCATCCAGGGGCACAAGTAAACATTGACATCAACATCTCGCATCCACTGACAGAACATATAATCTTCAGAAAGATATCGCTTGCTCTTCGGATCAATCAATGCCTGGAAATACATCATAATCTCACGACTGCCATCAAAATGCTCAGTCCTAACATGATCAGGGATGTAACTGTACTCGGGGTATGCGACATCAAACTTCTCGAACGCCGTTCGCCCAATCATCATAAACCCAGTGCCGCCCTCAAGAACTGAACACGGCTCATGAATAGCGATTTCAGTTGTATCGTCAGTAGGATTGAACACATAGTCGCCGACATACTTCTCAAGGTCGTTAGGATTATCATCGGCCAGACCCTTGTCAACAGCACGCTTAATCTTTTCCCAAGCGATTGTTTTCTTAGGATATGGACCACACATAATCTCTTTAGGATTTTCTTCTTCAGTATCCATCAGAGCAAGAAGCGTCAGAACATCGTGAGGATCAAACCCAATATCTGAATCAATAAACATCAAGTGGGTGTAGTCACTTCGCATAAACTCATCGGCGCAGTAGTTTCTAGCGCGAGTGATTAGTGATTCATTGAACAGATAAAAGAACTTCAGTTCAATCTCATACGCTTGACACAACTTAGCCAAATCCGCGCAAGACTTGGCATACATACCGTGGCAGTTGCCCCCATACATGGGGGTCGCCACCATTAACTTGCGTTTCCGCAGTTCGCTTAATTCAATTTCAAGATTCATTCATCATTACCTTTACCGTATTGTTTAATTTATTATATATCATATTGGGGGAAAAGTCAACTATTAAAAGGAGTCGGCATATGAATTTTGTGACGGAGAATATGCCGTTGGTGGTTTGGCGGGAATACCGGCAGTTTGCGAGGCCATGGAGCCACCAAGCCGAGAGTCCACATATTCTTCAAGAGAACTACGCACATCATCAGTTTCCGGAACAACTTCCGCATCAATCTTAGAGTAGAGGTCGCGGAATGAAGACTTGGTATCTTCATCGAAACGATTAATACACATATCAATCGAAGTCATTCGATCACCGAATATCTTATGGGCTTTGGCAATATGAACCAGTCGACGAGTCGAGATCAAATCGTCAATACCACCGTCAAAGAAAGTCCTACGAATAATGTCAGCCCAGTCGGTCAGCTTGTCAATAAACTCAACGTCAGATAACTCCAAGTCAGCAAAGACAGCTTTCAAGATACGTTTCTCAACAGCAGGAGTAGGATACTCTTGCTCAACAGTCACAGGGAAACGCTCAAGGAACGCTTCGTTCAACACATTAGTACCGATAAAGCGACCATCGTCAGAACCTTTACCCTTGGTGTTAGCAGTAGCGATTACAGTAAACCCAGCGGCAGGCTGAATATACTCGCCAGTCTTCTTGATGAAATATCCCTTACCTTCGAGAATAGACTGTAAGCACATAATCTTAGCAGGGTTGCCCAAGTCAATTTCATCAAGGAGCAAAACCGCACCCAGCTCCATGGCTTTGATAACTGGACCTTTGAAGAAACGAGTCTCGCCTTCGACAAGACGGAAACCGCCAATCAGGTCATCCTCGTCAGTCTCAACAGTGAAGTTGACACGGATAACTTCACGCTTCAATTGAGCACACGCTTGATCAACCGAGAAGGTCTTACCATTACCCGAAAGGCCAGTGATAAAAGTAGGATAGAACATATCCGACTTAATGATTTTCTTCAGAGTCGTGAAGTTGCCGAAAGGAACAAACAAGGGATCAGTTGCGGGAACAAGGTTTTCGCTGAAGGCATTGGTCTTAATGTTTAAGTCAGCAACTAGCTTATTCGGCTCAAGCGCAGGGGCAGGAGCAGGAGTTACAGCCGAAATCGGCGCAGAAACGGCAGACCCTGGAAGTACATATAATCCATGACCAACGCGAAGATCTTTCTTAAAGAATGAGTTTGGGGCAACCATATCAAGTTCGCGCGCCATATCTTTAATCTGGGCAGGAGTCATCGCGATGTTACCGTAACGCTCAACCAAAGAAGTTTTCAAAGTATCAACATTCATATAATTCTCTCTCAGTTCTCAATTTATACAGCTATTATACTAGATATTCATAACAATGTAAAGCATTTTGTCATTACTTTTAATTATAGTCGGTATTCGTTTGGCGAATGACTAAGCGACCATAGAGATCAGGTCGCTCAGCATTTTTCGGGATCCTTTCCTTGAAGAATTGGCTTTCTTAAAGGCAGTTCGGATCTTGGCTTTACTAGCATCACTCTCAACCTCAATAGCGCCGTTAGAAGTTTCAAGGTTCTTACCGCCAGCGATAGCATAGCACTTATCGTAACCAAGCGAAGAAGGAAGAACAACAAACTTATCTTTCTTCAGTTCACGGTGAAGGTCGTACGCCACGTTGTAGTCAATAATCCCAGGCATGCTTTGAGCAAAATGACGAGCTCCTTGNGGGACAATCCTGTACCCGATAGTGGTTGACCCAGTTCGCTCGCGGTACATCCTCAACAGAACAGCAGTCTGAATGCCATTTCGACCAACACAACGATGACGCTTCTTGGTCACAGGATCAGTGATATAGAGAACCCTGAACGCTCCTCTCGAATCATACAAGCTAGTAATTCTCTCAGCGTATCTACCTTCCGGTCGGGTAGTCGTATGAATGGCGTGGCTATCGCCGTCAGTCAAGAATATAGTATTCACGATGTCAACTTTATACTTAGACTGGAACAGTTCATGCACTTTCATCGCAGCCACAATAGCATCATCAAGAGGAGTCCCGCCCAGTAGCATGTTACGATGGCACTGCCATCCATTCCTGCCCCAGTAACCGCCAGACATATTCTTAGCAATAGTCAGAACGATTTGGGACATCTTAACAAACTCACTTCTCTTCATGTCACTATTAAAGAACTCAAGCAGTTTAAACGAATCTTTGTAAGAAGTGGTGTTTTCCTGGTGAGGGGATTGATGAATGTCAAAACCCTGATCACTGAAGGCATATACGCGGAAAGGGATGCTCACTTGACGACAGAAGTGTACAAGACAAAGCAGCTGGTCAATAGTCGCCTGAAGGTCATTAGACATTGAGCCAGACCAATCAACATACATGATCATACCGTGGCTCTTTCCGTCTTCAGTGACACTAATCTTGCGAAAGATATCGTCACTGTACTGGTAAGAATTCATCTTCAGGGAATCAATCACACCAGTCTTAGAAATAGTTTGACGGGAGTAGGCAGAAGCCGACTTCTTCATTTCAAATTCTTTGACCATGTAGTTGATAGACTTCTTGTTATCACGAAGGAATTTCTCATACATCCCCTTACCAATCTTCAGACCCTTTATGTTATCAGCAGCCTGAAGGTCGGAAGAATAATCACCAGTGTTAACATCAGTGCCCATCCAGTCATTAGAATTAGATATTGTTTTGTAGGAAACGATACGATTCTTAACACATTCATTAGAAAGAGTAATGTTACTGTAAGCAATATCAGAAGCGCCACCAAGTTCGTTAGCAATAGACTGGCGTAGCTGCTGATCAGTTTTTGGCTGGAGGTCACTACCACCAGAAGTTCCCGCAGCACCGTTCCCGCTAATCTCACCTTCAGATTCCTCATCACCGTCTTCGTCAGAATCATCAACGCCACCGGCACCTTCTTCCTCACCTTGCTGGTCATCATCAGATTCTTCGCTAGAAGGTTCAGCGCCGTTGCCATCAGTTTGCGTATCGGACTCTTCGCCGTCTTGATCATAGTCAGGATAGCTATCTAACTCGTCCTCATCTTCTTCCTGATTTTCGGGGAGGCTCATCTCTTCAGCAATTTCCTCATCACGCACAGCTTGATCAGCTAATACATAATCATACAAGCGATCAGTCAATTCAACAACCTGTTCCCAAGTCTCTAGATTCTCGATCTCATTAATCCAAACCATTTCAGACTTCTCGATACGAACGCCAGCAGATCGACCGCACTTGAAGTAAGTATTGATTCGGTCAATCAGGCCATAAGTATTGATAGTCTCAAGGTCAGCGCCGAAGAACCCATCAGCAAGCATACGCTTATATGAAGATATAAACGAACGGCGAAGTCCAGGATAACGAGCCTGAATCATTTTTTCGATACGAGCGTCTTCAATAACATTCAAGAACCCGCGATAAACTGGACCTTTCTTGGAAGCACTTTCGTGCCAGCCAGCTTCGGGAGTATATAAGGCATGACCAACTTCATGACCAACCAAGTGATCATAAGTATCGCCCTGCATATCTTCCCACATAGGGAGAGTCAGGATGCGATCACGCACGTTAAACGAGGCAGTTTGCACGCGACCGTGGCTAACTGTGATGTTCTCAGTAGCGAGCAAGCGAGCGAGGATTTCTTTAGAAGCTAAATTCATGTCATACCCTTATCAATTTATACCGCTATTGTACTGCATTGAGGCATAGTTGTCAAGAACTAATTTAGCTTTTTTTATAGTATTTCGGTATAAGGATATAACCAAAAAGAATAAGAGTTGGGGGATTTAAGCCTCCCCCTTGGCTGATAGGATCTTACAGCAGTTGCGAGATAATAACAATAGGAGCAATTAAATTGATACATGCCACTAATATAAACGCTTCAGCTGCGAGTCCGATCTGTTTCAAATCAATATTTTTCATTGATAATCTCCAGTAGATTGAGTTAACAGTCTACCGGTTCACTTCAGAATGATATTCTATTCTTGATGCCCAGTAGATCTTATCGCGATCTTCCTGGGTCTCCGCTCTTCAGGAACTTCGACTCTGGCATTAACCACGAGCAGTCCGTCCTTCAAGTCGGCACCATCAATTACCACAAATTCGGAGATGCGGAAGCTTTTCTCAAATTTGCGTGACGATATACCTTTATGGATATACTCCCGTTCTAGTGAATCTAGAGGATTTCCTTTCACCACCAAGATCCCATCCTTAACCGTCACATCAAGATCATCCATCGAGAATCCGGCAACTGCCATCTCAATGTTAAACCTCTCGTCGTCAACCTTGACTACGTTGTGTGGGGGATAATTATCTTGGGATCTCCCTGCTCCATGGATTCTTTCGAGTTCATCAAATAGATGTTCGAAACCAAGGAATAGTGAGCGTGGGACATGCATACCTTTTATTGCGTTTTTAGTCATTTCGACCTCCTAGTGTTATAGCAAGGTAATTGTAGGATTCCATTATTGGACATCCGCATTTATTTATAACAAAACATTGTTACAAATTCTTTAAGTTAAAAGAAACCTTCGAGCGAGTTACCGCTCTTGTCATACTTACCGCCCGATCGATCTTTCAATCGCAGCTCAGCATGACCTGTAGTTTCTCGAACATACTTGGTACACAGATCAGGATAACGCTCTACCAAAGCATCAGCTGAAATATCAATACGCTCGACAGTTCTTTCAACTTGCATACCGCCATCCTCAGTGTAATACTTAGAAATGACAGTGATATTATCTAGACGACTAACCGAGCCATCTTTTACATAGTGCTGTAGTGTACGCTCAAAATCTTCCTTATCGTCAAGCTGTACATATAAGTCTTTATCGTGAGAATTGATACTGCCCCAGCAGGAACCGATACAGTAATACAAACCAACCTTGGTCTTGTAACTCATAAAGAACGGATTTGACGCAGCATATACGCCACATAGTGAATTGTTATTGTCAAACATAGCATCATACATTGGCTCAAACACTTCTTTGATTGGGTCCACAACTTCACCAAACTTCTTTTCGTTAGCAGGATCTTTAGTTTTGAATGAAGTCAAGTCGTCATCTAGATTGACAATAAACTCACCCTCAGCATAATGATCACGAATATAGTTTCGGATAGCGCCCATACCAACAACACCAACAACAATGTTACCACTATATGGTGAATCCTTCAATGCTTCTTGGTAGTTTACCTTTTCTTCTTCGTTAGCGACGAAGACAGTTACCAATTCAGCAGGTACGTTAAATGACGAAAGTAGAGCGGCAGTTTTATCACGCAGGGTGGTTGCTCGCTTATATGACGGAATAGCAATATTAATCTTCATTATACAATCTCTTCAAGTGTTTTGGTTGGTGTCATAAATTTTGATACAAATGGAACTTCGGATACAGCCATGTCGCCTTCTCGGCGAGCACCATATTCTACATTGAACATACAGTACCCATACTTGGTTTGGTATGCGTCAACATACTCCTCAACAGTATATGATTTACCAGAGCCGAGCGGTTCATAATCAGTCATAGCAGCATCGGCATTAACCGCCCGAACAATAGCATCTGTTATGTCATCAATGTGTATATAGTCACGAACGCAGGTACCATCTTTAGTATCATAATTAATGCCATAGATAGTGAACTTCCCAGAATCATGGGATGCTTTAATCGATGCCGGCAACCCTTCGGGATTAGTTGGCGTACCACCGCCGACATTATAGAAACGGAATATAGTATATTCCTCACAACTATCCTTAATTATTTGCTCAGCCATTACCTTAGAATGCCCATAAGGAGAGTTTGGGGAAAACGCTGCACCCGTGGATGCAAACACCATCTTAGCATTAGGAAACGCACGGATGACATTCAAAGTGCCAGTCACATTTGTATCATAATAATCTAATGGGCGCTTTACGCTTTCCCCTACTCTTACCAATGCCGCCAAGTGTACAACACACTTGACGTTTTCCATGGGGGTCTCCATCGGCTGACGAATATCCCATGTATCAATATCATAACCGAGCGCTGTCATCTTACTCGTTAGGACAGAACCAATATAACCTGACGCACCTGTTATAACTATCAAAAGAAACTCTCCAGTGATGTTTTCTCTTCAAGTGCTTCTGGGTGGTATTTTGCTAACATATCATGCCCACCCTTTTCTTTTAGGTAGACATACCATTCGTCAGAACCCCACATACTAGGACTGACGCCATTCCAAAGATGCTTCCATAATTGATGCTCTTTATTAGTTCTGCGGTCATCAACAAACTGTTTACGGAGAGACTCGTATTCCCAGCTACCCAATTTTAGCATGTTTTCTCTGAAATAGCAAACTAAACTTATTCGCTCCATATCTGCTAGGGTCTTGCCTTCTGGCGGGAGCAGTTCGGTATTGCCATGAATACCGGCGTGGTTGTTGATAAGTAGCAAATCACCTGGACGGATATTAATAGCAACCCGAAACTCAGGAAGCACCAAATACCCACCAGTCCATTGTTGGTCACCCTTAGCAACAACAGTCAGGTTCGAGAACCCTTCATGTAAGTCACCCGCATCGCGGTGGGCAGCAGTTCGGAAATTCTTATTGACAGTAACAGTGGTGAACGGTGTATCATTACCAGCAACTAGAAACCGCGAATCAATCTTTCTGGAACAGGTATCTTGTATAGCAAAACGCACAGGCATATACTGCTTAAACTTGTCAGACAACTTGCGCATAAATGGATAGCACTTCTCATAGCGTTCTCTGTGGTTATCAGTATATGCCGTTGCTCGACCGAATGGAATTCTAGGGTATCGGTCAAAGAAACCTGCGATACCAGAGTTAACTGCGTTGGCATAGGTTGTATCTGAGATGTAAGTCTTACGAACTATGGTCGCATCTTTAGCAGCATCAGCAGATGACATACCTTTCCACTCAGATACCTTGGAGTCAAAGAATGTAGAATAGTTGTACCCAGCGTCAGATACTTTATTTCTCAACCATACCATACCACGAGTATCATCAGCAGCTGAATCTTTATGCTTCTCGAGTATAGCATCAACTCCGCCGTCATCAAATAGTGATTGGCGCTCGTTCATATAGTGATCAAGAACTTCTAGGTGACACGCAGTAACCCAGTCGCGACCACCCTTAGATTCGTCAGTTGCGCCGCCCTGCTTACCGCGAGTTGCGCCAGCAGCTAATCCACGGTTCTGGGTTGGTTGGGCAGCTTCGACCAAACCATCATATGCGCCCTGCTGCTCTTCGGTAGTGAACACATTTCTTCTATACTTGAAGATGACATTACTTTCGTTGTTCTGCTCACCAAATGTAGGCGGAGCATAGAAATCCATATCAGAATCAACCAATACGTCATAATCAGCATCAGTCATATATTCGCCCAGCTGACTTTCACAGTTCAGCCACTCTTTTGCTGTAACTACCTCTGTCATAGATTTATCCTCGCTTGTATATTTTCACATAATTCCTTAACTTGAGAATCATTATACCTGAATTCAACACAAAAGTCAAATTCTTTCGGCTGTTCAAATATACTATTCGTATCTTTGTACCGACCCTCGGTGATAGTATTGACCCAAACAGTAAGGTCAGCGCCAAACTCATCTCGGGTTTGTTGGGTCGGGCAAACAAAGTCGCAGATCACAGATCGATTATTTGACTTCTCAAAGTCAGCAAAGGTGCGCATACGTTGAGATTGGCGAACCCGCCCTTCGTTACTGAAGTCCCAGTCTTTAGCCATGGTTCTAACTGCGTCAGCATTATACCAAGCCAACCCCAGTTCCTCAGAAACCCTTTCTGCCAAATATGTTTTACCCGCTCCAGGCAATCCCATAAATAATATCTTCATTTTCTATCCTCCGCATTAGCAATAACAATGTTATTTAGAACAGGGGTATTTACACCAACTGAATTTGCTATATTTGTGAGAGCGGATATATCTTTAGGGAAACAGTGACCACCGAAACCAAACTGCCCATCTGGTCCAGGAACTTGTGTGTGGGAATGACCAACTCGCGGATCATTACAGATAGACTCAACCATGGTATCAAACCCAGTGTATCCTAAACCTTCATAGATTTTATACATCTCATTGAAGAAACCGACCTTAGTCGCTAGGAATGTGTTTAATACATATTTGGCAAATGCTGCTTGCTCGGCTGTAGTATATCGCACGACTTTAAGATTAGGAAGAACTGGCTTAAATATCTCATGCCAAAACCTAGCATCTTCGCCGCCAAAGATTGAGAACTCTTGTTCTAGGAATTCTTTAGTGGGATCAGCGCCGATAGTTCCCCGAAGAAACTCAGGCGAAACAGTAATCTGCTCATCGCGCGAAGCGACAAACATTGGATTAATAGTAGACTTAATGAGGTATTTGGTATCACCATACTTCTCAAAGACATCTTCTATGTTTTGTGTATAGCAAGAGCCGTCCTCAGCCTGAGGAGTAGCAACACAGACAACAACCCCATCAACATTTAAATCTTCATTATGCTTGCCCATAGCTGGGTCGTCACAAACCACATTAATATTTGGATGTTTATCCAAGGAAGCATAAACGGCATTACCAACAGCGCCCATACCGGCAACAACAATTCTCATTCACTTATCCATAATAATTATTTTTTGACTTTCAATCCGACGCAAAGACCAAAGAACACCCCAAAGATTATCATCATTATCTATGGTGCCTTGTAGCCAACACATCATAAAAACCCATATCATCTTATCAGTATAACTCATTGTGATGATAATGTCAAGCTATTTCTTGCCCTCGTAGCATCTAACTTCTTTTTCTGCTTCTTAGCCCTTTCGATGGAAAGGTTGCTTGCTCTGGTCAGAAAAGTACGACCAATCGTATGATCATATTCATGTAGGAATGCCCTAGCAGTGAATCCACCAAACTTAATAGTATCAGTCTCACCGTGCTGTGTTGTATACCGTGCTCTCACGATTGCTGGCCGAGTAACCTTAACGAATAATCCAGGAAAAGAAAGGCATCCCTCTTCCTCAGATACCTCGCCGTCATGGGAAACAATCTTTGGGTTGAATACTGGTATAATGTTATCAGGATCATCAGGGTGACCAATAACAAATACAGATAGCGGTATCCCAACCTGAGGAGCAGCTAGTCCCATGCCGCGATTGGCGACCATAGCGTCCCGAAGGTTTTCAAACAATTCAATCGGATCCATCTGGGGGTTATCAAAGTCAAACTTCTCAGTTGGGGTTGATAGTATTGGATCATACTTCTCTACTAATTTCATGGCGCTATCCTGCTGAATGATTTAACTTTCTCAAACCGTATCTGACTACGGAACTTATCTACCAACACATCACCCTTTGTGTGGGTAATGATAAACACATTTGTATCTGACATATCATTCAAGAGTTTGGTCAACTCATCAGTACCAGTAAGGTCAAGCGAATTATCAAACACCTCATCCAGAATTAGCAGGTTGGTATTGGTCGAGTTCTTCAGCTTGGCAATGGCACGCCATGTAAGAAGTAAGGCGATGTCAATACGAGTCTTTTCTCCCTCGGAGAAACTAGCATAAGAAAACTCATCACGGTGACGGCTTTTAATAATTTCATTGAATTCCTCGTCCAATTCAAAGTTTACAAAGAAATCGAGAGAGGCAAGGTATTTGTTAACCAACTTGTTCATGATTGGAACATACTGCTTAATGATCTTAGACTTAATCCCGCCGTCTTTCAACATAGCAGCAGCAACTTCATAAACTTCTCTGCGCTCAACCAGCTTCTTTTTGTTTGCTTCGAGCAACTTCATATCGCCATTCAATTCGGATAGCGTATTATCTGAAACAGTATCATTGGTGTTATCTGTACCAATCCGCTCGATCTTTTTCTCTTGCTCTTTAATGGTACGAACAAACATATCAATCTCTGTACTACAATCTCTCAGCTTGTTTTGATTATTCTGTACCGCTATCTGTACTTGATTGACTCGATTCAATTCATCATTCAAATCAACCTGCTCGGTGGTCAACTTACCGATAGCATCTGAAGTTGTATCAATTATATGCTGAGTCTTTTGTATTTTCTCAGCCTTAACCTCAAGGGCAATTACCTGTTCACAGGTTGGGCAGTTATCATTGTTGTCATAAAAGTCCGCACGCTTCTCAGCCTTGAGCGACTTATCCTTCAGCTTCTCTAGTAAGAAGTTAATCTTTTGGAATTTCGCTGTTGTTTTATCTTTAGTAGAGATGGAGGCTAACAACGTATCAACTTCATCAGACAAAGAGCTCTGTAAGGATTTGGAGTCCACCACACGTCCCTTATAGTCCTCAATATTCTCTTTGAGGTCTTTCACCTGTTTCTGTATATTTGATTGTAGTTTTAGGAGATATTGCTGCTGAACATCTATCTTATCATTCGTGAGGTCAATATTGTAATTGATGTCAGTCAACGAACGCTTATTATCAGAATTCCTATCCCGCAATAACATATTCATTGTGGAGAATATCTGGATATCTAGAAGGTCTTCAATAACTTCTCTGCGGTCACGCGTAGATAACTGCATGAATGGAGTGAATGACGCATTACCCAATATGACAATTTGGGTAAAGGACTTATAGTTCAGCTTGAGTATCTGCGTCTCTAGATATAACTGATAATCACGAACGCTTCCAGGTTGGTCAATCAGGTTACCATTTTTGAATATCTCAAAGCAATGCGGCTTCATACCTCTTCGGACTAGATAGTTGGTACTGCCTATCGAGAACTTGATCTCAACCTCAAGACCCTTGTCGTTGATGGTATTGATCAGCTGCTGCTTTTTAATATTCCGGAATGGCTTGCCAAACAGACCCAATGTCAAAGCATCAAGAATGGTAGACTTACCTGCGCCATTCTCGCCAGTTATGACTGTACTTGGTGATCTATCCAGTTGTACTACTGTTTTGACGTTGCCTGTTGATAGGAAGTTCTTCCAAGAAACTTCAGTAAACTTAACGATATCAATACCCTCATTCTATGGTCAATGCTTCATTATATAACGAACGAACCAAACTGTCAAGTTTTTTCTTTGGTACGCTATCCGCCAAGGAATCAACATACTTAGAAAGAATGGTGATTGTATCCTCAGCTTCATTGACAATGTCATCATCTTCCTCAATATCAAGGTTCATGTGATCGTCAACTATTTGAATGTGGGTTGGGTTTGATTTATACAGCTTGTCGATATACATGTCAAACCAATATGGATTATTGGAGTTCTGCTTAATGACCTTGACATATGTATCAGCAAACCCGTCAAACTCAACATCAAGAACTTCTTCCATAGTCTTGCTACCTTCATTATAGAAGATCTTGTTGAACATAGAATATGGGTTGCGAACAAACTCAAGTTCACGAGTTTCAGTATCATATATGTGGAAACCCTTCGGGTCGCCATAGTCAGCCCAAGTCAATTCGTATGGGCATCCGAGATATTCAATATTTTTGGTGGTAGACTTATGGTGAAAGTGACCAGAGCATACGAGATCAAACTTCGAGAAGTCACTAATCTTCATACCATGCTCGTTCATATTACCGCGATCCATCAGACAGCCAGCAACCTCAAGGTGACCGAACAATACCTGAGCAGGTGAATCTGCCATTGCCTGAATTGCCTGAGCATAGTTCTCATTATTAATCCAAGGCATAATCATAATATCATGACCGCCCAAAGTAATATCAGTTGGCTCAGAGTAATACTTGAAGTTCGCGTTATCAAACAACTCATTCATTGAGTTCACGTCATTGGTATTCTTGAAAGGGACATCATGATTACCAACAATCACATGTAAATCCATACCCTTGTCTTCACAGGGTTGGATAAACATTTCTTTCATCCGGCGCAAGGTCACATAGTTGATATACTTCCTGCGGTCTACAATATCACCAAGGTGAATAATAGTATCAATACCACGCTTCTCAATCTCAGGGAAGAAGTGGTTGCTGTAGAACCGATCAAAGTAATCTAGGAACTTGACGCTGTCATTGCGAACGCCAAAGTGTGTGTCAGTTACTAACGCAATCTTCATTTCTTCACCTCACAAACACGTTCCCTTAAACCGCTAGAACTGAATCTATGGTCACGTTTGTTAAAATATAAATCAATGTCACGCTTGCGGCAGATATCCTTGCCGGTAAATTCTTTATCGCGATACTCTTCGCCGAGTACCCTGATGTCAATATGATATAGTGACAGGATATCCAATAGATCCTCTTCAGTTCCGTATGGGATAATCTCGTCAACATAACCAACCGCCTTCAGCTGAGTGTAACGCTCAACAATAGTTTGGATTGGTGCGTTCTTTTCAGCTCGATCAACGCTAGGATCAACCTGTAACGCGCAGATCAAATAGTCGCATTGATCTTTGGCGTCACGAAGCATTTGTACATGACCAGCATGCAGTAAATCAAAGGTAGAACATGTGAAACCAACCTTCATTACTTTTCCTCTACAGTTCTGCGCTTCTTAACCTTGCGTCTTTTGTTTTCTTCAAAGTCCTGAACAAACCCCTTCATATATTCTTGAGTCCACTCACTAAACTTGACATCATCATTAAAGTTTCTGCCAGAATCATGACCCTGAGTATCGGCAGTATCACCAAGAACATTCAGATGGTCGGACACTTTCATCTTAACATAGAGGTGCTTCTTTTCTTTCTGAATTCTACGGAGGAATGCGTAGTAGATTATCTGAGTAAAATACGCAAAAGGATTCTTAGACTTCTCTGGGTTGAAGTTGTCGATATACTGAAGGCTGTTTTCAATGCCGTCTGATATCATCTCATCCCTGAATGTGTAGTTAATGAAGTTTGGCTTGTATGAAAGATGAGTGGCGATCTTCATGATACACTCGGCAACATAGTTTGGAACCACGGGGCGAGATTGACCCGCATCCTTTGCCTCATTCACCGAGGTCTTGAACTCACACATCGCCGCAAAGAACTTCTTATTGTCAACGTAGTATGGTCTTTTCTTAGCATCTTTCGCCATATCATAATTCCTTAATGTAATACCGTATTTGCGCTCGGAATAACCCCACCGACTTGCTTCTCAATTTTAGATAACACCTTATCAATATCACTTTGGGTCAACTCTTCAGCTTCGCGCTTCTTTTTAGCGCCAACTAAGAAAGTTTCACCAGAAGTCATGTTTTCATGTATGGTATCTATACAGTTATTATAGTACGAAATCATGTCTTCGTCAACCTTTTTCTCTAAAATAATATGCTCATGGCGAATACTAAAATAGTTATCCCACTCAGACAAAGGCATCCATATATGCGACATAAGGATAGGAGAAGCGTTTCCCATCTTGATGATAACTTCAACTGGGTTATTAATTGACAACTCCCAATTACCATCATCGATGAATTCAGCCAGAAGAGTCTCGCCGCTGACTAACTTGATCATACTAACTTTCATATGTGCTCACCCTCTCTCGCTCGTGCTCAGTATGTTCACGGATCTGCTCAATGATTTCTACGAATTCCTCAACAGCAAGCATATCACGCTCGTTCTCAGTATCTAATTCTAGCTGAACATTAATCTTCATTCTCAATTCCTATATTATATATTTTATACTCAAATTCTTCTTCGTTATACATCTTGACTCTAACAGCAAAATGCTTCAACGTATGATTTTTCCATGATTTATGACAAAGGTCATCTGAAATATCATATAGAGTTGCGCTCTTCTTGTTGTCACCTTTCCTTAACCCACGACCTATAGATTGGAGATTGCGGATCCTAGACTTGCTAGGACTGGCAAAGATGACATTATGTAAGTTTCTAATATTAATCCCTGTTGAAAAGGTACCATAAGATGCGATAATAATTGCGTCATTTTCTTTCTCCGTTATTGCCCTAACTTCTTCCCTTGTGACAGCGTCAACTCCACCATACACAAAGAATACCCTTCTTCCGTCAGCTGCCTCCTTGCTTATCTGTTCATACAGAGGCTCACCGTGTTTCTTAACATACTGGAATAATACTAGTGTATTCCCTTTTCTTGTTAAAGTCAAGTTCTTTATAAAAGCGTTCCGCTTTTCGTGAGAGACTAGAAAGTCCATTTCTTGTTGGTATGTTGATCTTGCTACTTGCTTCTTGGTGGAATCACCATACTTTAGGACAAGGCACTTAATCCTAAACTCAGCGAGCGTCTTGTTCTCTATCAGCTCTTTAGTGGTAATAACCCGCATAACTGGACCAAATAAACCCTCTAATACAAGTTTGTTTGTCACTGACTCATCGAGTGTTCCTGTAAACCCAAACCGATACTTACAATCAGTCATCTTCTCCATGATCTTGGTAAGTGAGTTGGCTTTGAAAAGGTGAGCTTCGTCACCTATGATGATATCGAACTGATCGAAGTATGACTTTGGCTGTTTGTAGATGGATTGCCAAGTACTGATAATTATTTTCGCTTTATCGTTCGATTTCTCTTGACCTGCAGTCACTAAGTAGGTATAATAGAACTGTAGTGATGATGAATAGTCTTTGAAGTCTGAGTTCAATTGGCTCACTAATGAAGTAGTTGGTACGATTACCAGCGCCTTCTTACATTCCTTCCTTAGATAATACTTCAATAAGCAGTAGATAATGAATGACTTACCAGAAGC